TTAGCTGGGCAGAACGCTGCGCGGCGAATATTCACGCAAGAGAATGGGTGGGCACCGAACGCAGAGTCTACCATTAAGGCAAAGGGCAGCGACGTTCCAGGAATCGACACTGGGGCTATGAGGGCGGCCATAATCGGAATTGTTCGAGAGGAGTAGGCGATGATCTCCGTAGCGGACGTAGTGCAAGACCCTGACCTCATCGCCCCCAAGAGCTACACCATCTGGCGCAGCGTAGGTACGTACGTGCTTGGTAGCTTTGAGTCCACCGTAACGCCTATCCAAGTGTTCGGGCCCTGTCAGCAAGCCAGCCCGAAAGAGATACAGATGCTTGCAGAGGCTGACCGCATTGGAAGCATCCGCTCGTTCTGGTGGACGCAGCCTATCTACACCACACGTGGAGCGGCTCCGGTGCCTAGCACGCAGGGTGCAGCCGCTACAGGCTCAGGCGCTACATACACGCTTGCTACCCCACCGCCGGACGGTTCAGCTACGGTCTACGTCAGTGGAGTGCAGCAGACCCCTGGGATTGACTACACACTGAGCGGAGTGACTCTGACGTTCACTTACTCGCCCTCTGCTGCCCCCTATGTCACCTGGCCAATCACGGCCTTCGTAGGTCAGAGCGCCAGCGACATCCTGCAGTACCAGAACGAGCGTTATCGTGTGATGTCCGTGTTTCATGTAGCCGGGTCTGGCTACTACAAAGCGATGGGAACAAGAATGGATGCGGCCTGATGACAACCACGACGTATCCTAATGGCCAGGTCCTCACAAGTACGGCGCTCACCGTCACACAGATCAATGACATCCTCCAGCCGCTTACGTGTGGGATGATCGGCATCAACCCACCCAACCCTGCACTCGTTCGTATCGACTGGCAGACAGAGGGCCAGCCATTCGTCCCACGGCCGCAGGACGATATCTGCTTCATCAGCTGCATCCCAGAGAACGTAGAGTATCGCACCGTGCGAGATCGCACATTCAGCGGAACCGGCCCTGTCACCGAGACTTGGGTCTACACGCGCGGCTGGCGTGTGGCTTGGTGCTTGTACGGCCCGAACAGCACTGACCGCGCCAGGATGATCCACTCGGCGATGTTCATGGATTACTTCAACGATGTCCTATCGCTCAGCAATTTGTACCCGATCAGTGACCCACCGGAGCCTACAAGAATCCCAGAACAAACAAATTCGCAGTGGTTCGAAAGAGCAGACTTTCACATCATTATGTATGAACAGGTCACTGAAACCATAGAAGACGGTGCTGTGACAAGCGTCGAAGTCAAGGTCTATGACAAGGACGGCCTAGCAGCCGACATCACCGTGTAGCGGCATCACATCCCTCTGACTAAGCAAGCCCACCTCACCACTCAGCACTACCCAAAGGAGACCCATGGCCGTTACGCCGCCGCTCGCCCTCAGCAACATCATTGACATCTCAGTGCAGGTGTCGCCAGCGGCTCCGGCCGTCAGTTCCTTCAATGTGGGTCTGTTTGTCGGCCCCAGCACAGTCATCCCGTCGTACGGGGCAAACAGTCGTGTGCAGGTATACACAGGCACCACGGACATGCTGACGGCAGGGTTCATCGTAAGTGACCCTGAGTACATCGCGGCACAGATTGCCTTCTCGCAGACCCCAGCGCCGTTCAAGTTCGCGGTAGGACGGCAGGACCTCACCGCCCTGCAAACTATCACCATCGACATCGCCGGTACAGGCTGGGCTGTGGGCGACCAGTTCCTTGTGGTTCAGGCCGGCGCAAACTACGGCGTAGGCACTGTGCTCACAGAGGCTGGTGGCGTTCCTTCTGCCATCAGCATTGCAGTCCAAGGTACAGGCTATTCTGTTGCTACGGCCCTACCCACTACGGCGGTCAGCCCCTCCACCGGCACGGGGTTGGAAGTGAATATCACGGCGATCGGTGAGACACTCCTTCAGGCCGCGACAGCGTGCCGCGCAGTGAGTAGTGTCTGGTACGGCCTGACGGTGAACGCCCCTGCAGACGCTGACAATACCGCTCTGAGTGAGTGGGCCGACCCGCTATGGCAGACTACGCGCTACTACCCGTACTCTGGCAGCACGGCGATTCCAGCGGGCACGGCAGCCAACATCGCTCTTCAACTGCAGACGCTAGCCTTGCGCGTGCTGGGTCAGTACTCCACGACACAGAATGGGCTGTATCCGAATAACATCTACGCGGCTGTCGCTTTGATGTCTGTGGAGATGGGACTGAACACCGGGTTGGCGGGCAGCTTCTTCACAGTGGCCCACAAGACCCTAGCAGGAATCGCGCCCGAGCCCCTCACCCAGTCGCAGTACGACAACATCGTAGCGGCAGGATTCAATGTGTACGGCGACTTCCAGAACTTCCAGGTAGAAGAGCCGGGCTTTATGTCTAACGGTTCGCCATCCTACCTGTGGTTGAACCTGGCCATGCTGGTGGCGCAGATCCAGAGCCAGGAGATGGCCGTTCTACAGGCGAACGCCGCCGTGCCACAGACCAACGCCGGTGAGCACTTGCTCATCCAGGCCGCCAACGCTGGGTGTACTACCCTTGCGAACATCGGCTTCCTTGCCGGCAGCACATGGGCAGGAGCCTCCATTGCGATTCCTGGGCTTACGGTTACAAATGGGCAGGCCATTCCGTCTGGGTTCCTGAACTTGTCGCAGCCTTACTCGCAGCAGTCGCCATCTGACAAGGCCGCTGGAAAGGCCATGCCCATCTACACATTTGTGACGACGGCGGGCGCTGTGCAATCTCTCCTTATCGGCGTCTACGTTACTTTGTAATCCACACGAAAGTGCGGCGTGTGATCGCTGCTATGAAAGGAATCTGCAATGGCTCAGGGAAGCACTTACTCATTTCGCGCACTCACGGGTGTTCTCACGAATCCGGTCTTCGGCTTTACCATCCAGCTAACTGGTGGCAACATCGGAGCAGGAAGCTTCACAGTACGCATGGCCACCACGCGCACCACACATGACGTAGCGGCTGATGGCACTGTGATGCCTTCGTACGTCGCTGGCGATAACGGCGATGTGGACATTGACGTGCAGGAGTCGTCAGTGCTGCACACGTCGTTGCTCGCTCTGTGGAATCTGTGTCTGCTGGCCGCCAACAATGGCGACGTCAGCGGTTGGGCGGAGACAGTCATCAGCTTCCGCATGCTGACCGACGGCACACAGCATGTTCTCACCGGGTGCAGCTTCGATAAGGTGCCCGACAAGCCGTACGAGTCCGCAGGTAAGCGCGTGACTTGGAAACTTATGGCCTGCCAAATTAATAACTACTAGAGACCAAAGCGGCTAGGTTTCTAAGAAGCTGGGCAAGGAAGAAGAAAGGAGCAAGGAAAATGCAAACACGAAGCAAGGTCGTGGAACTAAAGAACGCATCGTATGAGGTGCGTAGGCTTCTTCCCGAGGTGGGAAGTTTCATCTTCATGCGTATGATGGGGCTGAGCATGCGCATGGCGCAGGACAATGCCGATCGCTTGGCGTCTAAGCCAGCGGCCACCGAAGTCCAGACAGAGGAAGTACCAGAGCCCGTTATCTCTGGCGAGATGCGCGTCAGAGCTCTGGCCTTCTCTGTCTTCTCCGGCGGCATCGCCTTCACTGACTTCAAGTTCATCCAGGACGCCTGTCTGAAGTCCGTGTCGAAGAAGAACGAGGCTGGGCTGTTCATGCCGATTATGTCGGATGGCGGAGTGTGGACGGGTGATGGCGAGGAGGTACGTAACGACGTAGGCTTGGTCATGCAGCTAACCACTGAGGTACTGATCTACTGCTTTGGATCTTTTTTCGAATCGACAAACCCTGGTTTCTAATGCCGGGGTTGGACGAAGACACAGCCTCAAACGCGGCTCCGTTCCCTACACTGAACCCGTTCTTGTGGCAGCCCGTGGCGGCTGGACTGTGGCGGCAGCATGAACTGTTTGATGGCACCTATGACATCGGAGATTTGCTCGACGTTCTAGAGTATCTCGACGTCAAGTCCGAGAACGAACGTCGGTGTAGGGAAGCCACTAGGAAGGACTGAGATGTCAACTTCGTTTGTCGATGAATACCTTGTAAAGCTCGGTTCCTCTGTCGACGCCAGTGGCATGCAGCACTTCTTCACGGCCCTGAAGGACGCCTCTACAGCCGCTGACGTCAGTGCAGGCTCGATCGCCTCCAGCTTCTTCAAAGCTCAGACCGAGATCACCGGCGGGTTCCTAGCTATAGGAAGCGCCGCCCTGGGAATGGTTGATAAGGTGGCGATGGCGGATCAGCGATACCGCCTTCTTGCACTGAACATGCACATCAGCAAGGACGCCGCGCGTGGCCTGCAGATCGCCATGGATGCGCTCGGCGCTTCATTAGACCAGATGACGTGGGACCCAGAACTGCGGGCGCGTACATCTCAACTGATGAAGGATATGCATGAGATGGCCCCGAACGGCGACTTCGACGCGCAAATGAAGAAGGTCCGAGATATTCGGTTCGAGTTCACTCGTATGGAAGTCGAGGGCCAGTTCCTCACTATGCATGTAGTGAACGACTTCCTGACTGCGCTAGGCGTAGGGCCAGATGTGTTGCTGTCGAAGCTCCGGGGGTTCAATACCTGGGTTATACACAACATGCCCAGGATCTCAGCTATACTCGTGAAGGACTTCCTTCCAGTATGGGTGGACATTGAGAAGGTAGGGCTAGCCACGGCATCGGCATTCAAAGCTACTGGGCTGGCCTTCACGAACATGGTTGGGTTTATCACGGGTGACACCACCATTGAAGGAACGGCGTTCAGCTTCGAGCACTTAGCTGTAGCGGTCACCGAGGTGCTGCACCCATTTGCCGTTCTGGCCGAGGCCATTGCAAACGTTGAAGAGTTTCTGGCTCACTTAACCAGCGCCGTTGCATTGGCTTTATCTGGCGATTTCACGGGTGCTGGTGCCGAGCTAGGTGCAGCGTTCCACGCAGCTACAGCGAAGGCTGGCGGGGCAGTTGTAGGCGGCGTTGGTGGCGGTATTATAGGCGGGGCTCTGACAGGCGCGATGGGCGGTAGTCTATTTGGCCCTATTGGAACCGCCGTTGGGGGGGTTGGCGGTGCCATTGGTGGGGCGCTATTCGGGGCGGGGGTAGGGTCCAATGTGGCTGATGACTTCTTCGGATCAGACGCATCAATCAGCTCTGTGATTGACCAGCAAGCCGATGCTATGGGTGTTCCGCGTTCACTGGCACACGCCGTGGCACGTACTGAGAGTGGAGAGCAACAGTACGACA